AAGGGGCATTCCTGAACTGGGTCGAAATGCGTCACGTTGATTCGCACGCCAAGAATGAGACGTGCCAAATTAGAGGGGAGCACGCCTTGCAGCGCCGTACCCGTGCCGCTCGCCGCTCCAGTCATCAGCAGCGCCGCGCCGCCTGTAGGCCCAGCCCCCGGCACCACGCTTAACGACGCGCCGTTGTTATAGTAGGTCTGCCACTTGGCCAACGCGGCTATCGCCGGAGTGGCGTAATTGCCAATCGAATCCATGAATAAGACTGCCATATAAGCCCCTAGCCGATCTCGCTTCCCTTTACCGTAACCTTGTGTGGCGGTTTGAAATAAAAGATTAGATCGCACTTACGCGCCTTAAAAGCCTTCGCGATAATGTCGGTTGGGGTAGGATGTTTTTGAAGCAATTGGATCAATCGTTTCTCGTCTCTTTTGTTCATTTCAACCATCTGTCAGCGCCCCCGGATGCTCGAATAGATAAACTTTGCCATCGAACGCGGCCTGAAACTCTCCGGTCTGATGCTCATAAAAGCCCGCCGTCAGGATACGCCCCGGCATCCGCCAGACCGGCGCGTTGGTGCCATCATAGAGCAGCGCCAGCGTCAGCGTCTCGCCATCGGAGAATATCACTTCGTTGCGGACTTCCTCCGCCCATACAGGGCCGGTCGTCGCATTCCATGCGGGTACATTTTCCTCGCCTTGCCCGCGAAAGATTGTCGCGAGTTCGCGGAACCCCACTACCGTCGAACCGCTCCAGTTGAGCACGCGGATGCCGTCCGGCGCCCAGTAGAAAATACCGAGTAGCTTGACCGGGACCACGGTTAAGGGCTGGAGCGTTCCCAGGGAATCGTCCACGCTAGGGAATATAATTGCGGGATAACTGCCGCTCGACCGATAGGCGCGCGCCGTCGAAATCGGCCAAAGCCGTCCGTCCCATTCGACTATTCTCTGCATCGGATCGTTGGTGCCCGATACGAGAAAAGCCTGGGCCACGCTCTCGGGGCGTCCCGGTGGCGACATATAGACATAGCCGCTCTTACCCGGCGACGAGTCGCGCGTCCACAGCATTGACCCCTCGAACGGGCCGAAGGCATCGCCATAAGTCGATTGCGGCGGCGCATTGTCGAACAAGACCGCATCCGCGCCAAGCGTGCGCGTCGAGTTAATCCCCTCGAACCGCCACGATACGCTGCCATCCGCCGTCGTCTGTAAGCCCAGTGAGGTCCAGACCACGGTGCCGTCGATGATCGGCCCGGCCTGATTCCAGTTGGGTTGAATATTGCCGCTGACGCCGGCCGTCGTAACCTGCCAGAAAACGCCGCCCGCCGTCGGCTGGCTGGTTGTCTCGCCCAGCACGAATGCGCCCTTGGCGACCCAACTGGTAGTCGGCACGCTCCATTGCGGCGGCGCGGCTCCGGTAGTCCCCGCCGTGGTCAGCTTGAAGTAATAGCCGTTGCCCGCGTCGATGTAATAAGCCGTGGCGGCGGGGTTGGGCGGCACCGATGACGATTTCTGCCACGGCGTCGCCACTATCGGCACACTGAAATCGGCGATGCTGTCCAGATAACTCGTAGTCGAGTTGTCGTAAATCGTATCGAGGAAGAACGCGATGCCGCCACCGGCCACGTTCAGAGCCGACGTGCGGTAGAGGTCGCGTGCGCCCACCTGCGGATCGGGCGAGATCGGGATGTTGCTAAGTTGAACTTTGTTGACCGAGACGCCGAAAACTTTGGTCGCATCGGCGTTCGGGTTGGACTGCGATCCGGTAACGAGGTTGCGATAGACCGTGCGGTAGTCGTATTCGGAGCCGCCGTTGCCTGCCGCCGGTCCCGCGCCGAGCGCGCTGCCGCCCGACAGGGTGAGATCGTCCAGCAGGTAGTTCTTGATTACGTCGTTGCCGCTGATGCGGATTTTCCCCACGTTGGTCCAGTCGTATTGCAGGCGCGAGCCGACACGCGAGCACTGGCTTTTACTCCAGGTTAGCTGCAACCACTGGCCGGGCGTGACGGTCACGTCGAAGATGACGGGGCGGCCTATCTGGTTGCCCACCTTGCCGATAGCGACTCCGACAGGAACAAGACCTATCGCCGCCGAGTAGTATTCCTTGAACGTGCCGTCGAACACATCGAAATCGATTTGCAGGAAATGAGCCTGCGCGAGATTGGCGTAGGTGAACAGCACCCAAATCTGAAAGATGTCGGTGCCGATCGAGATGTCGCCGTTGGCGTAATTCTCCAAGTCGAGCGGCGTGGCGAGCGTTCTAACGATATGCCACGGCGAGCCAGTTGGGTTGATCGCGAGAGAGCCGCTGCCAACGATGAACTCGGTATTGTTGTTCGCCTTCGTGCAGTTCGCGGTGGCCGTCCAGTTCGCGGCGGTGCCGTCGAAGGTGTCGATCACGACTTGATCGTTCGGCAGGTTTTGCGCCAGCGCGCCGTTGGGCGGTGCGACGATACCCCAGTTCCAAAGCTGTCCGCCTGGGTCGATTTTGAACGGGGTAATCCCGCCGCCGTTGATGAACAGGTAGTCGGGAATGCCCGGCTGCGGAGCCATCGAATTGATCGCGATGCTCTCACCGTTGAAGCCGGTCTGAACAGCCGATCCGTCGCGGTAGAGTTTCGAGCCGTCGTATTGATAGCGATGGCCGTTCCAGTAGTAGAGTTGCGTGGCGTCGATTGGATAGAGTGCCTCGGAACCCCAACGCGACATGATCGAAGTTGTCACTTCGGGAGCGACACCGGAAGCGCGGCGCAGGCCGCCCTCGCCGGTCTGCTCGCGGCCACCGGAAAGAACTAAGCGCCTATCGAAATTGGTAAAGCTGATGCGTCGTGTCGGCATGTTACGGGCTAATCTGCTGAATACTCGCGAAGTTAGACGTAAGGCAATGCTGTGCGGACGTGCCCGCCGTTGACCATTGATACGAGACTAGGAACGTTTGAGCACTGGTCGAATCGACAGCGGCAGTGCCATATTCGGCCGATAAACCAGAGCTTGTCGTTCCATTCGGCGTCTGCGTCATCGACAACATGCAGTTAATCTGCTGAGAATTAGTCGCGCCAGCGGCTTGTAAATCGCACAACAACATTCCGCTCCCGTGCGTCGCGCTATCCACGGTGACTTGCGGAACCTGCAATGTGTCGATTGTCCCGCCACCGTATTTAACTCGAAGCGTCGCCGCATCTGTACCGCCGCCATTTTTCAGACGGTCCATGTCGAGCACGACGGCTAATTTTTTATTTGTGCCAAGCGAGCCTCCGGGAATCGAAACCGTATAAATCGTCGTCTCGGATGCAGTACCGCAGACGGTCAAGCCGGGGCGCGATACGTCGATAAATGAGCCGCCAGTTCCGCTCGCGCCGCTCGCACCGGTAGCCCCGGAAGCGCCTGATGGTCCTGCGGGACCGCTTGCCCCGGCTGCGCCGGTCGCGCCGCTTGGTCCAGTCGGCCCGGAAGGTCCACTGGCGCCGGTTGCGCCGCTCGGTCCGGTTGGTCCCGAAGGCCCGCTCGCGCCAGACGGGCCGGGCGGTGGAGTTGCACAGCCAAGCGGCTGGATAGCGTTGGCGAACTGATTAACCGGGCAACCGATTTGAACCGCCAGCGCCAGCGCGGGCCAGAGGCACAGAACGGCAAGAATGAGTAATCGCTTTACGGCCATACGCTCCATGCCCCTGCGGCGGAATCGACCAACTTCACCGCGTCCATCTGAATCGTGATGCTCACCGTCGCATTGGTCCCGTCGATGGTGTCCGTTCCGTTCGGCGTGATGACGATGTTGTGCGCGTTGGCGTCCATTTTTTTGACGATAGCAACTTCTCCGCTTCCCGTCGCGGGTGGCAGGTCAAAAATGAAATCCGCGCCCGCACTGGCCGAGCATTGAAAGAGCGTGTACTGGAGCGCGCTGAGCGTTGCGGCAAAGGGAGAGTCGGCAATCACCTTGTTGACGATGAGCATGGTCGAGAGGCTCCCCGACCCGCTACCACCACCGCCCCCGCCCCCTACGCTGATGCTGGCAATCTGTTCGCCGGCCGCCGTAACCGCCGCCGCGTTGCCGTGGATGGAAGACTGGAGAGACGCCAGTGCGTCGTTGACTTGCTGCACCATCTTGTTCAGGTCGTTGTGGAGACGGCCACCTTGGTAGTTGTGGTGGTCAATGGTGAAGCGGTCCAGCGGTTTCACCTGAGCATCCCCAAGAGCACGCTCGCCAGCGCCTTGCACGCACCCGCCATCGCAAAGTCCTGATGATCGCTCTCGCGGCTATATTCGCGCGTCAAGACGATCAGCGCAATCGGCAACGTCAAAATGGGGAGCGGATCTGCGCGGTACTCCGAATGGATCGAAAAGCCGTTGCCGGGCGTGTAGTCCTCACCTATCGGCAGACCGTGGACGGGGATGATGAGCGGAGAGGTCTGCGCCGGGGTTTGGAACAACGCGATGGTCTTGGCCGTCTCGGTCTCTGTCGTATAGGCGACGGGGTTGCCGGATGTGTTGCGCCAGCCCGTCGTCAGCGCCTCCAACTCCCGCAGGGTAAGCTCCGAGAGCACGGTATCGTCGTAAACCACCGAGATGAGATGGAGCAGGCCGGGCGAGAGGGCGACGGTATTGACGCCC